TTTCCATTGCTCGTAGTGGTGATAAAATTACATTCACCAATACTGTGAGCGATACTAACACAAACCAACTTACCACATTTACACTAAGAGGCACGACAAACACTAGTCCAACGACGGTTAACCACAATGATACCATCACTATTGCAGCAGGTACGGGAATAACTACAACATCCACATCTGATGGAGTAATAACAGTAGCAAGCACACTAACATCCAACGCCACGCATACAGGTGATGTCACAGGCGATACAACACTAACAATTGCTGATGATGCAGTGACCTATGCCAAGATTCAGAACGTCTCTGCTACGAATAGAATACTAGGTAGAGATAGTGCAGGTGCAGGTGTAATCGAGGAAATAACACCAGCGAACTTGCGTACTATGATTAACGTGGAAGATGGGGCAGATGTCACTGATACTGCTAACGTCACTGCCGCAGGTGCTTTGATGGATAGTGAGGTGACTAACCTCGCACAAGTCAAGGCGTTTGACTCATCTGACTACGCCACTGCTGCACAAGGAGCATTGGCTGATTCAGCACAACAACCTCCAAGTGAAGGAGCATTCGTCAATGGTGACAAGACCAAACTAGATGGAATCGAGACAGGAGCAGATGTGACAGACACAGCGAATGTCACAGCAGCAGGAGCGTTGATGGACTCAGAGGTGACAAATCTAGCACAAGTAAAGGCATTTGATTCCTCTGACTATGCAACAGCAGCACAGGGAACCACTGCTGATGCAGCGTTGGCTAGATCCGGCGGTCAGATGACAGGCAACATTACTTTCTCAGGTACGCAAACAGTTGATGGTAGAGACTTGTCTGTTGATGGGACAAAATTAGATGGTATTGAAGCAAACGCAACTGCTGACCAAACTGATTCAGAGATAGAAACTGCATACAACAACCAAGTAAGCCAAGTGAGTTCTGCCGAGAGGACAAGTGGAACTGCAACTGGAATCAGGAGATATGCCCCTGCTGATATCAAGAGCATGATTGATACCCACCAAACCGATACCAACACAAATCAACTAACTACATTCAATATTGGTGTAGATACAAACAATAATGCTACGACTATTGCTCATGGTGAGACTCTAACATTTACTGGTGGCACTGGTATCTCAACAGAAACTACTGCTGATGGGACTGTGACGATAACGAATGATTCTCCACATGTCGCAACGAACTTAGGAAGTACAACTGCCACTGGTCAAATCACTATTACAAGTAGTACAGGAAACAATGTAGTGATTGGAGAAGCGACGAGTAGTATTGCAGGATTGATGTCAACCACTCATCATGATAAGTTAGATGGTATTGAAGCATCAGCAGATGTCACTGACACTGCGAATGTGAGGACTGCTCTTAATGCAGCCATGCCAAGCAACACCCTAACCATCGGAGATGGAAGCACAGCAGTCACTATTCCGGGCAACTTGACCGTCACAGGAGATACCACATATAGCAATGAAACGATACAGATTGTCACAGATAACACATTAGCATTCAGGGCTGGTGATGGCAACTCACATGAGATTTTACTCACTGCTGATGATGCTACTGGTGATAGAACTATCACCCTTCCAAATGCAGCAGGAACAGTAGCAGTATCTGCTTCGGGAGGAATAGCACTATCTTCTGCTGGTGATATCACAGCCAACTTATCTGCATCTCATATTCCTAGTTTGGATGCATCTAAGATAGGGACAGGAACCTTCCCAACTGCGAGAATCGCTGATGAGGCTGTCACTGAGGCTAAATTAGATATCAACAATACTGCACAGAATGGGTATCTATTGGCTTGGCACGATAGCGACCAACAGTTTCAGTGGGTAAATCCAACCAGTGCTGGTTCATCGAATCAGACGATAACCACTGGTAATGGTCTTACAGGTGCAAACAGTGGTAGTGCAAGCAACATAACGATAGCCGTTGGTGCTGGAACTGGAATAGACGTAGCAGCAGATGCGATATCTGTGGATGTATCTGACTTCATGACCAACGGTGCGAACAACAGGATTCTCACTGCCACTGGAACAGATGCGATGAACGCAGAAGCGAACCTCACCTTCGATGGTAGCACTCTAGCAGTCACAGGAGCATTAACAGCCACAACCAAGTCTTTCGATATAGAACACCCAACGAAAGAGGGAATGAGACTACATCACGGTTCTCTTGAGGGACCGGAGCATGGTGTCTATATCAGAGGTAGATTGGAAGGAAACGAGATTGACCTACCTGATTACTGGCTAGGTTTGGTGGATGAGGATACAATCACAGTCCAACTCACACCAAACAAGGGATTCCAGCAGATTTATGTCGAGAACATATCAGACAACAAGGTGTACGTCGGCACACAAAGCGACAAACCGATTGATTGCTTCTACTTCATACAGGCAGAAAGAAAGGACATTGACAGGATGGAGGTCGAGTATTAATGGCAAATAGCGATAAGGACATCAAGATTACACCAAATACAGGAGAGTCTGCTTCGCCTAAGATAGAGGTGACAGGTGCGGATAACGCAACCAAGACCATAACAATAAACGATGATGGCACTATATCGTTTGATTCCACCATAGCAGCAACTTCAGGTTCAATAGCAAATGGAAATGCGAACTTAGTGACAGGAGATGCGGTGTTCGACTACATCGCAACAAGCCCACTTACAGTCGGAAACGTAATAGAAGCATCAGGCACATCTGCCCTTAAACTAAAAGCAGGTTCAAGTTTCATCGATATTCTAGACGGTGGTGTAAGCAACCACATCAATGTCACTCCTGCTAGTGGTCGTTTGAATCTATTTGGAGAGACACTCGCAATCGGTGAGGCAGACTCAACAATAACAACCGGAGGAACATATGACTTGACTCTAGATACAAACGGAGGAACAAACTCCGGTTCGATAAAGATACTAGATGGTGCAAATGGAAACATAGAGTTGGATAACAATGGTTCAGGACAGGTGGTATTCAAGGGTAATTCAACGAAGGGTTCCGGTCAATTCGTACTTAATTGTGAACAAAACTCTCATGGTATTGTTGTCAAGGGTCCACCACACTCTGCGGGAGCATCATACACACTGACGTTGCCTGATGATGATGGTGCTGCAAATCAAGTCCTAAAGACAGATGGATCAGGTAATCTCAGTTGGGTTGACCAAAGTAGCGGGGGTATCTCCGATGTGTCTTCTGACACAACACCACAATTAGGTGGAGATTTGGATGTCAATGGAAACAAGATTACATCAGCCTCAAACGCTGATGTCACAATAGAGCCAAATGGAACAGGTGACATCAACCTCTTTACCGACAAGGTGGTTGTAGGCGATGCCTCCACTAACTTTGAGATACAACACAGGACTACGACAAACTCCCTACTGCAATTCCAAGCAGGAGGAAACACACGACTCGTATCTGATGCTGCCATATACATAAACGCAGATGAAGCAGGAACAAGTAGTGCTACTGGTAGCCTAATTAGACTTAATGCAATAACAACAAATATTGGTAAGCACAACACCAATGCCACTCTAACGACATCAGGTACAGGTGACTTGACCCTAAACACAAACTCAGGAACGAACTCAGGAACAATAAAGATTTTCGATGGTGCTAATGGAAACATAACACTCACACCGAATGGCACAGGAGCAGTCAAATTCTATGATGCCTACACGTTTCCGACATCAGATGGTAGTAATGGACAGGTTCTAACTACCGATGGTAGTGGGACATTATCATTTACAACAGTAAGTAGCGGTAGTGGTGGTGCTGTTTCGGCAGTAGCCAACGGTGCTGACAATCGTATTGCTACGTTTAGTAGCGCAGATGCTTTGAATGGTGAGGCTAATCTGACATTCGATGGAAGCACACTGTCAGTAAATGATGCAGGTATAGACATAAGAGAACAATATGGAAGATTGAATTTCAAGAAGGACGCATCTACTGGTTTTGTGAATAACTACGCTATCTTCTTCTATAACAATACGGATTCGATCAGAGGTGCGATAAACTTCAATAATTCAGGCGAAAGGATGGGTTTCAGAACAGGTTCCGATTACCAAATCTACCTACAAGACGGTGTTTTCTATCCTGTGACTGATGATGACGTAGATTTAGGAAAATCAACTAACAAGTTCAAGGACTCATTCTTTGGCCTAGTCGATGCTGAGAACTTCAAGATAAATGGTGGACAAGGTACTGATGGTCAAGTGCTAACATCAACAGGTAGTGGTGTTGCTTGGGAAACCCCAAGCGGGGGAGGTGGTGGTAGCACATCACCTGCTGGTTCGGATGGTCAAATCCAATACAACAACGGGGGAAGTTTCGGTGGGGATGCAGACTTCACTTGGGATGATAGCAACAACAGATTGGTCATAGGCTCAACCACATCACAACATGATAGTCTAGGGAAGTTGACCGTTAAGGGTACTGATGCGGGAATGCTCATAGAAAAGCACGACGATGGTTCAAGTGGTGGACCTACTCTCGCACTTTACAGGTATTCTGCATCTGTCGCTGATAATGATTTAATTGGTCAGGTGAATTTCCGAGGCGAGGGTTCGACAGGAAATCCATCAACATACATGTCTATCAGAACTGAGATAGAAGATACCACTGAGGGAACGAAGGACGGCTCATTGATTGTTAGGGGATTAATCAATAACTCACAGACGAACTTGGTCGAGATTCATGGAGCAGGTCTTACGTTGAGTCAAGGGTCATACAATGTAGGCAATGTATCTAAGGATGCTAATACTGTATCAGGTTCTAGTTTGGCTAATGGTAGTTCTGTGACATTATTTACTGTCCCTGTCACTACTAGAGGATTTAGAGCAACTATATATGTGAAAGACACAAGCAACACTGAATATCAAATCGAAGAAATAATAGGATATAACACAGGATCGGGCGTTGATTTCTCATCATTCGGTCAAGTCTACAGTGGTTCTGCTCCTATCGGTTCTCTTGATGCGACGAATAGTAGCGGCACAACATTAATACAATTTACAAACGGACAGGGTAGTGCAATTAACTACCAAGCCACTATCAGTGTGACGCATATGGATTTGAGTTGAGGTGATTGAATGGGAAGACAGCCTTTTAGATTAGTACAAGCAGATGGAACGGTTAAGTCGGCAGCAGATGTAGGTGCTGGTGGAGGTGGTAGTAGAAGCACTTTGCTAAAAGCATTCGTAGATGGCTATGGTAAGAACAACACTAACGCAGGTGTATCAAACTATCAAAATACGTTGACCACAGCGAATCACACTTCACAAAGCCTTTATTCCACAATAACACTCAATAATGCTAATTATGAAGGGGCGCATGGATATCCATTTATGGCTACTATGGATGGTAGTGTGACAAAGGTGAGGGCTAGATTTTACAGGGCAGAAACAGGTTCGGAGTTAACTGACCCTAAAGTAAGAATAGGTATCTATGATGTTGATGAGATAAGCACAGGTAGATTGCAGGTCACTGACCTACAAGGGTATTGGGATATGCCAACAGACTCAACCGGACATGTGACAATCACAGGTCTTACGAGTGGTAGTGTTAGTCTGACTAGGGGAAAGATGTATTTCGTAGCCTATGTTCTACTATATGACTATCAAGGTAATTCATCCACTTGCGCTCAATTTGCTGGAAACTCTAGTGACTTTGAAAGGCAGTTGATACATGGCGTTAACTCAAACCCAACTAAACAAGCGTACCTATACGAACCTGCATTAGACCATACCTTACCCTCTACATGGGGCCATAGTGCAAATTATTTTGACGTAGGCACAACCTTTTACAGTAGACCTTGGTTCAACTTATATGCTTCGTAGGTGATTAAATGGAAAGAAATAGACCGGGAATACCCCTTAGAAACTCAATAGAGTATAACAATGGAATACGCACTGAGACAATGGAAGATATTGATTGGTTTGATATAAGAGAACATAGGAATGCTTGGCTGGTATTCACAGACATATATGCTCTAAGCGACATCAACTCAGGCTTGACAGAACAACAAAAAACTGAAATAAACACTTTCAGACAAGAACTGAGGGACATCACAGAATATGCCACTGCAAATGAGGCATGTGATAACTTTCCACAAGTACCGGATTGGGTAGAGGATTGATAGAAAATGGCACTTAGAATAACATATGAAACAGACCACGGAATAAACTGCACTGAAGCGCATTGTGTGATAAGTAGAGCAAGATGTATCAAAGGAGAAGCGAATTTCACATTGACATACAATGGGGAGATATATTACAATGAGCAATCGTATTTAGATGGAAAGACACCCGTTGCCGGATTCAACATGGAGTACGAATTAGACATAAATGATGATGCTAATCATTACAATATAGTAAAGGAATGCTATGAGCATCTCAAGACTGTCGATGGATTCGACAATGGTGTAGATTGTTAGATTTCAAACCTACTAGAGACATGCATCTGCACCAATACGCAGATGAATACTATGTTGAAGTAGAGTATGAGCATCGTGGATATCTCTACTCCCCTTTGCTCATTGATGAACATAGTCATCAATATGGTGTATGACATCAACAATACTACAACGAGGAAAGTTGAGATATTGTAGCCAACAGTGCCGAACCTCATCAGTTCAGCCTCAGTAGTGTCATGAGCGTGGTCATGAATCTATTTCTATTCGGCACATCCAATGTTAATTCGTCCATCGTCTCATTAGCCCACTCATTGAACCATTGGCAGTTCCGTTCCACAGTGTAGAAATTACACTGGGTCGTAAATTAACATTGTGTTTGAAGGGGCGATCTTGTGCAAAAAAACGAGCCTAAATTTTCTCGAAATTTTTTTGGGAGGCGGAAGCGACGGACCAAAGGCCCGAACACTCCCGACACTCCCAAATCTTAATTTTCTTTGGCGAACCGACGTATACGCCTGATATTCTCAGGGGTATTGTCCATTGTCCACAATAGGGGCATTTGTCATGAAGACCCACTTCTCTCACTCTCTTCCCTGATGAGCGTTTCCATGTACTCTTCCACGTTAGAGTGCGTGTATCGAGTGCTGCCAAACGCTGCAAAGAAAAGCAACGAGATTACTATCACAAATATTATCCAACCAAACCATTCCCAAGGTGTCATTTACCATTCAACTCCTAATTCAACTTCTTCTTCCTTCTCAATAGAATATCCCTTGACAAAGGAATTCTCTTGACCATACTTCCATAGATCATAAACCAACTCGCAGTCCTTAAGACAATACTCAGCAACCTCAGAGTAGCCACCCCTCTTCCAAACGATAGGTGCTTCCTCACTTGTCATAGTCTTGTCGTCTCCTAGGGTCTTCGTCACAAGGTTCGATAGGGTGAATCTCTCACCTGTTATCGATCTTATGTCCCTACTGGTATCGATGTAGGCTTTCTTATCTAGGTATTTCTTTATGCAATATATGTCAAGTGCATTCTTCAACACAGGAAGATCGAAGGAAACGATGTTGTGTCCTAGTAGTTTGCCTCCCTTCTGCAAGTGATCATCGAGATCATACTTCAATTGCGAGATAGGCTTTACAGTATAACCACTCTTCTGAAGGGAGTCAACTGGCTCATCGATGTATATCGTGCCGTTGCTACCATCCCAAGTACATACAGTCGATACCTGAAACATATGGGTATTGCCCCATCCCCCTATCTCATGGGAGTAGTTCTTCGTCTCAAGGTCTATCGCTAGGACACTCATTTCTTATCATCTGACCAAAGTTTGTCTATCTTCTTCTGCTCTGCTGCTTTGGGATCGGGAGCGGTTGCTGGTGTTCCTTTCGCCATCCATGCGCATAGTTTGTCTCCACCTACGTTGATCATGGTCTTCACTTCCCATCCTTCCTTTCCATAGGTGTTCAAGGACTCCGTAATTACCTTGGGTCCATCACTTACATCGAATATCAGATATTGGTGTTCGTATTTCATAATACCACTCTTTCCAATACAATGTGTGATTCGGTTGGTATTTGAACATTGTCAATCTTTTCATCCTCTTTCATGGTAATCATTCCCCTACCCACTTTATGTATGCCTTCTTCGCTATTCTCTTTTCCTCAAAGTTGTCTGATATCTTTTGGAACCACTTGTAGATAGTTGATTCTCCCTTCTTCGTGGTTGATCTAACCTTACCTATCAATATGGTCTTGTTGACGAACCCATCAGAATCAGGCTTGTTCAACTCGTCATACACCTGCTTGAAGATATTCACGTTTGCCTTCTCTTGAAGTCCCTTTCTCTCGACTCTAAGTGCAGTATCCAGCCACGATACTAGACTCTTGTAGCACTGCCTGATCAGTGATCCTGCCTGTGCCACGTTCCTTGAGTTCACTTGGAACCTCTTTGATTTGTCAGTAATACTAGGTGCTTCTGCGATTGCACATAGCATCGATATCCTGACCAAGTGGTTGTTCAACCTAGTTAAGAAGTTCGTTGCTATATCCATAACTTCAGCCCTACTGCTTTCCACATACTTACGCATACTCTCATACTCACGAAGCACTGCGTTATTGAAGTCATTGGAGAATGTCATTACCTTGAGTGGGTCATTACCTACATCGGTATATCTCTCCTTCAATGTCTCATGTACCTTGGCAAAACCTTGAGCAAACCTCTCGATGGGTGCTTTGTTGTCTACTACCTTCCCATACTCGTTGATCACACTAGTGCGTATCTCATCTTGGATCGATTGGGGAACCTCCCAAATGAATATCAGCATCCTTTGCATGATACCCTTCTCAGCAATAACCGATGTCAGTGCCTTTGGTATGTATGAGGTGGCGTAGACAGACCGTTGACATCTGCATTCTAGGACAGTATCACCATCCTTGAGTTTCTTGGTGATGACCCAGTTCTCTCCCCAAAGAGTATTCATCAGTGTCATGAGATACATAACCACATTCTCTTTGTGTTGTGATTGCTTGAATACACCCGAATACTCAAATTCGTCGTATACGATCAGTCCATCTCCTTCCAATGCACCCTTGATCTGCACATCGATGTATTCTCTCACTGGACCCTCACCGTTATCCACGATGACTTCCTCTTGCTTCATCGATCCTATCAGTGCTGCATCTGTTATCTCCTTGACATCGAAGATGTCAAAGTGATGTCCTCTAGATTGTAGCAATTCAAACGTCTTCTTCGCTACAGGACCAAAGAAGTTGTACAACTCGGTCTTTCCCGAACCTGAAGTCTGCATCCAAAGGAAGGGTATTCTTGTGTCTTCCCTTCTCTTTCCACTTGGGATGCAAACCATGTCCTTAGACATCTGCCCTAACAACACGAATGCTGACATCGCAGCAGGTACGTGGTTGTATTTCGACACATCAGTTGCACTTGCAGTATACTCCTTGATCAAGGCTGGCAAGTCCAACTTGTTGCTTACTTCTGTCTCCTGTTCTTCTTCTAAGAACCCATAGTAGAGTTCATCTTCATCATATCCATCTATCATTTTCATATCACCATTTTATCTTCGGAGTTTAGCACATCCAATATTCTATGTGCAAGGACTTTTCCGAATCCCTCTAGAGCGGCAATCTCCTTCACGGAGGATTCACCTATCTCCATTATAGACCCAAACTCATCAATCAGCAACTTAGCCTTTGAAGGGCTTATTCCCTTTATTGATGTCAGTACGTCTATCCTCAAATCACCTGTGCTTATCTTCTGCTTGATGAGGGTAGGGGCATGTATGTCCCTACTCACATTGCTCATCTTGCACACTGATGTTATTATTCTAGCAGCCCTCTTCGCATTATCGACTAGGATGATGTTAGCGTCTGT